AGTAAAGTTGCTACTGCGATATTTAATCATATTACAGATAATAAATTTGTAGACCATCAAATAACATATGCAGAAAAGCAAGAAGATGCAAAATTCTCAACAGCAGAATAATGAGGTTGAAAACCAATGCCTAGTACCAGTTGTTGTCACAACTCCTGTTATAAATGGTGTTATTGGAGGAATATCTAGTGTAATTACTGCTTATTTTTTTAAGCCAGTATGGGAAAAAATAGTAAAGGTATGGAAAAATAAGGATAAATAAATGAGTCAAGTAAAATTAGTTAGTGTTACTCCAGATGCTGAAAAATTAATGGCCTATTGTGCGAGAGTAAGTAATCCGAATAATCAAAACAACGATAACTATGCTAAACTTTTAAAGTATTGTATTGATCATAAGCATTTTTCCATATTCGAGCAAAGTTTTATGACTGTGGAAATTAATACAACTAGAGGTCTTGCTGCCCAAATTCTACGACATAGATCGTTCACTTTTCAGGAGTTTAGTCAACGATATGCAGATGCAACATTATTGAGTGAAGAAATTCCATTATTTGAACTTCGTCGCCAAGACAATAAGAACAGACAGAATAGTATTGACGATATTGATCATGAAATAGTAGTTAAGTGGAATACTCAAATAAGAGAACATTTTTCAAAAGCAAAAGCGATATATGATGGCATGATTAAAGACGGGGTGGCTAAAGAGTGTGCCAGATTTATACTGCCATTGGCAACTCCTACTAGACTTTATATGAGCGGCACAGTAAGGTCTTGGATTCATTATATTGAATTGCGTTCTGGTCATGGAACTCAAAAAGAACACATGATTATTGCTAATGAATGTAAAAATATTTTTATTCAACAATTTCCTACAATTGGAGAGGCATTGGGATGGGCGTCTTAACAATTAATATAACTCCAGAAATTTATCAAGAAGCAGAACAACGTAATCTGTCTTATAAAAAAAAGTATGGAAATACTGGCACTCATAGATTAAATAAAGACCGTCAAAGAATGACAGGTTATCTAGCAGAAGCAAGTATTAGATCGTATTTTCCTCAACTAAATTATAGCGATAATGATAATGTAGATTTCATAATTGATTCAATAACAATTGATTCAAAAGCACAAGGATGTAATACTAAACCATTAGATAATTATGTTGGAACACTTTATGAAGAACAAAAAGCAAGAGATGTAGATTATTATGTTTTCAGTAGAATAAAAAATGATTTTAGCATCGCATGGATATGTGGGGCTATTTCAAAAAAAGACTTTTTCGATCTTTCGACTTTGGTAAAGGCTGGAACGACCAATAATAATTTTACATATGATCAAAGTAGGTATGAAATACAATATCGTAAATTAATAGACATCAAATCATTTCTTAATAAGATTGGACAATGCAATGAAACACTTTAATATTACTGCACAAGTTTATAAGAACAATGATCCTTCAAAACAAAATCTCTTAATAAATGAAATCCATGATGCCTCATCTTCTGATGAAGCATTAAATCATTTTAAAATTCATTTTCCTAGTATAGAATATTCTTTAGTTAAAATTTATAGCACAGAAGAAATAAATGAATAATACGTTAGTTTCTTTTTTATGTAAATCTGAGAACTCATATACTAATAATTTATCTCTTTTTTTACAACAATACGGATATGATTCATCTATTATAGTAGATGATAAAAATAGATATAATATACCCGATGAAGCAACTTATTGTGGTCTAACGAAAGTTTGTGAAGATAGACCAAGTTCATGGGAATACAGCATATACAACATATCCTCTCATAAATTATATCATATATATGATTATTTCTTTTTTATAGAGGATGATGTTTTTTCAAAACAGAATAATACTTTTGTAAATCTTATATCTATTTGGAATAAACATAACTATGATTTTATAGCTAAAAAAATAAGACCAAAATATCAAGAAGAAGATTGGATTTGGTGGAAGGATACCAATAATTGGAATAATTTTGATAATCCATATAAATCATTCAATACTATTTGTAGAGTTTCTTCTAGACTAATAAAAAAAATAATATCCTATCAAAAAATATATCAAAAATTTAATTTTCATGAAATTTTATTTATATCTTTATGTATAGAGAATAATTATTCTTTTATGGATTATGAAGATAATCAGGATCTTAAAAAATATATTGATATTAATAGGATTATACCAGAACTATCTGACATACAAATTATTCATGATGATAAATTATATCATCCATATAAAAAGTTACTAAATGAATAAATCTCTAATATTATTACTTTGTAAAGAAAAAAATCAAAATATTATTAATTTTGAAAATATTTTAATACAACAAAAAATAGAATTTAGAATAATTTGTGATTTATGCACCTTGGATCAAGATGATTTTTTGTTAAATATTGGATTTTATAATCTTACAAGATCAGAATATATCAAAAAACCTAGTGCTTGGGATAAAGCATTTTATACTATATATGATAATGAATTACATGATATATACGATTATTTCTTTTTTATTGAAGATGATGTTTATAGTAAAGATTATAAATCTATAATTGATTTTATCAATGAGACTTCTGAGTATAAAGAAGACTTAATTACTAAATGTGTACGACCGAAATCACATTATCCAATTTGGAAACATTGGTTTGAAAATTATGTAAAAAATCTAAAATATCCTAGTCAATCTTTTAATCCATTATGTAGGCTTTCAAAAGTTTTAGTGGAAAAAATTATACAGTATAAAAAAAATAATGGTAAATTTAACTTTCATGAAATATTAATAGCATCTTTATGTTTGGAATATAATTTAACCTATATTAATTATATTGAACATGAAATACTTAAAAAATATATAGGTAATTTAAATTATAATCCTATTATTACCATAGAGGAAATAGCCGACGATTTGATACATCATCCAGTAAAAGAATCAAAGGATTCCAGAGAGAAAGGCTTATGTTTGTCTTGACCTGTGACGATAGTATGGTATACTGGTCAGAAACGAGGAAATTATGCGTTACGGACTGTGTTGTATTTCGCTCAAACTTAAAAATCAAGGTTTTGGTCATCAGACTATGACTTTTAAACGCTTTAATTCTCTCCCGCGAGAAGAAGCCATAACAATCCTTGGAGATAGGATTCTTAATAATCTTGTTACTACTCGTAAAACTATTGAGTTTTGCGGACAAAATAACTATGTTTATCGTGTTAGTAGTGATATTTTCCCGCTTATCACTTATGATGAGGCTAATGTAAGTTTGGAAGATTTGCCAAACCATGATGAAATTCAAGATGAGTTCGATAATATTGCATTAACTATTCTTAACAAGAATGTTCGCGTTAGTTGTCATCCTAGTGAGTTTAACAGTTTGTCTAGTTTAACTCCTAGAGTTGTTGAAAAGACTATTACAGAATTGAATTTCTATAGTAGTTTTTTTGATAGAATTGGACTTCCAGCAGACACTAATTCTCCCATGAATCTTCATGTTCATAACAATAACGGAACTAGAGAAGAAATTAGTCATCGTTTTTATGAGAACTTTAAGCGTCTGGATGAAAATTGTCAGACACGACTCACTATTGAAAATGATGACAAACTTAATTGTTGGAGCGTGAAAGAATTGGTCGATATTTTTCACCCAATTACTCGTATTCCAATTACTTTCGACTATCTACATCATAAGTGTCATCCTAATAATTTGACAGAGTGCGAGGCTATTAATATGTGTTTTGACACTTGGCAAACTCGTCCATTATTTCATTATAGTGAGAGTAGAGTTGGAAATAATCCAAGGGCTCATGCTGATTATTCAGAAAATGCTTTTGATACTTACGGACTAGAATTTGACGTTGATATGGAACTGAAAGCAAAAGACTTGGCTATACAAAACCATATAGAAATTACCAAAGGAGTTTTAACATGAGTGCTTGGCTTATAGCATTAACTGGCGTTATTTATGTTTATGTGGCAGTTGAGCAGGGTATGAAAGGCAACATTGGTATGCTAATCACATATCTTGGATATGCTTCCGCCAATATTGGTCTATATATGTTAGCATCAAAATAAGAGGTTATTTATGAAAGAGCCAACAAAAATAAAACTAACTGATTCACCACAACCTAAAAAAGTTAATCTTATTCCATTACCATCATTAGATACTAAATATATAGATGAGATGACTGATGATGTCTATATTAAAAAATTGAAAAAAGATGAAAATAATCAACAAAACAATTCGCAAAGCATACAACAATTGGAATCCGACAAGACTAATTAGATGCTATCATTATGCTGCCGCATTTGATGGGACTAAACTAATTTGTTTCACCCAAAACAACCCGATCAAGACTCATACTGGTGCTTATAGGATTGGCGAAGATTTTAATCTGGAAAAATATAAGGAATATCCATATTACCATAGTGAATCTCGTCTTATTTCTAAACTTATGGATAAGTATAATACCATTGACCCTAATTGGTCTATTGTTGTTATGCGTATTAATAGAAAGGGACTTATTTTAGGAAGTAAACCTTGTAAGAATTGTAATAAACTTTTAAGTGCTGTTGGGTTAAATACAATTTATTATAGTACCGACGATGGAAATTTTATTGACAACTTTGGAAATTTGATTGAAGGCAACCAGTTGACAATGCCGATGGTTATGGTATAATCCACTTAAAGGAGAAAACCATGAACTGCACTTACTGCAAAAATGATATTGAATTTGATCGCTACGAATTTCTGGTAGAGACTGGACGTAAACTTGTTTGTAAAGAATGTAGTGTAGAACAAAAGGCTGTGGGCTTTTTAGACTGGTCACATAAAACTGCTCCATCTCTTGTTATGGTTCCAGCAAATGCCACACAAACTATTCGTAAACTTAATCGTGCCAATAGGAGATGTCGATGAATAACATGACTTGGTTACAACTGTATAACTTTCTTTATGAAAGAGCAAACGATATTAATAATCCCGGCAGTTTTCCTTGGCAAGAAAATGTGCAAGTATTTGATTTTGAAACTCTAGAATATTATCCTACTGATTTTATTCAAATGCCGGATAATAAAATTTCTTTGAGTATTGATACTTCTAACACAAATATGGAGACTGTTTAAATGGAATTAGAAATCGAAAGCCTTTTATTTAAGCAAGTCAATAAGCCTAAGCATCATCTTATGACTAAGATTATTAATATTTGGGAAAATCGTTATCGTATTAATGTGTATACTGAAACTCTTGATGAAGTAGATAATCTAACTAAGCGTAAGATTCATGCTAGTTATTTTTGTCACTATAGTCCGGGCAAACTTGAAATAAAGGATAGTCCAAATGGATCAGGAATTACAACAACAACTATTTGATAAATATCCAGAACTCTTTTCTAATAAAGATAAGAATATTATGTCTAGTTGCATGGCATGGGGAATAGAATGTGGAAATGGTTGGT